GTGGTCGAGTAACAAGATCTTATATTAACAAGTGTTCAGAGATTGTAAAAAGATTGAAAGGAAAAAATAAATGAATGATTTAAAAAAAGTAAAAGCTACATGTTGCGAGGGCGAAGGTCAAGGTTCTTGCAAAAGATGTGTTGATAAAGGCATATGAAATCGAATGTGGATGAGTTTTCTATACAAAATAGAAGGTCTTGAAGGCTGTTATTGTGCAAAATGTGTAGATGAAATAATGGAGGAAATGAAATGAGATTTTTTAAAGTAGAAGAAATTGACGAAGATACATTCACAAAGCAAGCAGGTAGTTATGAGAGTATTTTTGTTAGTGGTTCTCAAAGAGGTAAGGACAGAGCGGTATATGCGTTCGTAGATGAAACAGAGGACGAGTTTGAGATATATTTAGACGAGTTTGCGGAGGAAGAATAAAATGTTAAAAATTAAATTTTGGAGAATCGAAAATGTATTGTTAATGCAAGTGTTGGAGCAGGGAAACGAGATTAAACGAGAGAATTTTAAATTTTGTGCGTCTAATGGGATTGAGGTTAAAAGTCTATGTAGACCAGAACTAATACCAGATATTATATATGTAAGAGGTTGTGAGGAAGAATATGATGACAATATTGTACCTTGTGAGTACAGTAATGCAGAAGAAGCAAAAGCAATGCTGGCTCGCTACATTGAAGCAGTCAAAGAATATAACACGTCCCTATTAAGAAAAAGTAATGACAAAGATGATATAGAGATAGAAACAGTTATTGCAGAATAGGTCAACAAATAAGGAGGATAGTTAATATGAAAGTAACGATTAATGCAAACGGTACAACCATTCAAGCTGAAATCAGTGAGGAACAACTGAAAGAGTTGGGACTAATAGAGGAACAGCCGACAGGATATGAGAGGGTTAAAAAAGGTGACGTGTATTATTTCAACATTACAAGAAGTGAGACGGTCGCCGAAGTGGAATGTAACAGAAGAATTGACGAAGGTCGTTATGACACAGGCAATTATTACAGCGATAAAACCATTGCCGAGAACAATGCTCGTGCAGACAGATTACTCCGTCAGCTAAAACAGTGGCAGGCACAAAATGACAAGGCTATTTCTATATCTGATTGGAAAAATGAGGGGATTATTAAATATTTTATTGCATATAACTATCGTTCCAGTCTATTTGAAATAGGAAGATGCTCTCGAAGAAGAGAACCAAATATTATTTACTTTACAACGAAAGATAAAGTGTCAAAGGCGGTTAAAAATTTTAGAGACGAATTAGAATGGTATTTTACTGAATACCAACAACGTCTTGATGAAGAATAAGGAGAGTGAACAAATGGGATATTATAGAGTGCGTAAAAATTGGAACAATGGTAAGTGGGATAGTTCACAAATTTGTGCATATACGGACAAGCCAAAAGCTATTCAAGAATGCACAGAAGAAAGGGTGCAACAGGGATATAAAGTGTTTGACCCAGATGGTAAAGTAGTTTATCCAATTACATTGGAAAAGCAAACAAAGGTATTGAAGAACGATGGTGTTATTCCTGACGACGAAATTGAATATTGGAATGACATATTTAATAGGAAGAAACTCGTTCACTTGGACGATTTGAATGTGATTATTAACCGATATTCTAAACTATTGAATAAAAATGAAACAAAGATAGTTTCGCATAATGGTATTTGTATGTTGAGAATACCATCAAATAGATTCCAAATTAAATTGGTTGATAAATCAAAGAGCAACTTGGACGAAGATACATATTTTAATCTTGGTTATTTTGCAAACTTCAAAGAGGATGGAATTTTCTTTACTTTGCCAGTGGCAAACCTTGTAGCCGACACAGATGAAAACACACTTTCATCGCCATGTTTGAAATATTTGAAGGAACGAAAAGTCAAGGATAATAAGGTTTATTTCTATTCAAGTCAAAATGCGTCTGATCAGTTTAAAAAGAAAGACGTGTCTACGTTGATTATTTGTAACGACAATACAGTTTTTATTGATAAGTACAACAGCTTATATGATGAAGATGTTAAATATGCTGTTTCGGGTGCTCCGGTTATAGTTGATGGCTTGAGGGCAACAACAGAATATTTGGACGAAGGTTGGGATAATTCGATAGTTAGACCAACTGTTCACGGATTTTTGGGTATCAAAGACAATTATATTTATTATTTTTACATTGAAACGAAGACCTCGAATTGTATCACAAGTGGAGAGGTTTACGACAAAATTAAAGACTGTGGATTTTCAGATGTTATTAAAGTTGATGGTGGTGGAAGCTTCTATTGTAAAATCAATGGAGAAATTCAAAAGAGTACAAGTGAGAATAGACAAATTAATAACATTGGTATTGTGATGTAAGGAAAGTAAGGTAGTATAAATGAGTGATGATATAGAATTGGTCAATGCTGGCGAGTATCTCAATAAATTATGTGCTGATATGAGTGCATCAAAATCATACTATTACGATATTCAATATACACTTTCGACAACATGATTGGAATATCGGTTAAAACATAGTTTGACCTCAAAAGATATGGCAAGTTATTTGGAAGTAAGTCCTTCAATGCTATCCAATTATGAAAGTGGTGATTATGATTTTTCTCTTTCTCAAATTTGTGATATATGTGAAAAATTAAATCTAAAACTTAACCTTTCGATTGCCGAAAATTAAACACAAAGGAGAATGTTGTTATGATAACAAAAATTATGAAATTGTCGGATATAAAGATTTCGGATGCTTTTGCAAGGACTCATGTGTCCGAAAGAAAACTTCAGAAATGTAGAGATTATTTTGAAAAATTTGGAAAGCCAGATAGAGAAATAGTGGTTGCTTCAGACGAAATTCTTACCGATGGCTATATTATGTATCTTATTTATAAAGAGAATAATATAGAAGAAATAGAAGTTAAAGTTGAAGATTGGGGAGCAAGTAGTTATAGAAATGAACGAACGATGTATATTTACGGTAGACATATTAATGGAAATGATGTTGATCATAAAACATACATGTGGAGAGTTCCTTCAAATTGGATGAGATTCAGAGATAATGTCCAAATTGGCGATGTGATACTTTGCAAAACAAAATATGGGATAGGAATCGTATCGGTAACTGACAAAAAGATATATGATAAATGTCCGGTAAATTTCAGAGTGAAAAAGGTAGCGAGCAAAACAATTTTTAAAAAGAAGGTTGCAATGGAAGGAGAAATTTACTATGGCGGTGCTGAAGAATTTTGATAGAAACGAATTATGCGTAAGTTGCACTTGCAGTTGCGATGAGGGAGATACAGATTAAAATTGATAAATATGATAAATCTCACTATGCCTTTTTATCATGTACGAATGGCAAATTTTATTATGCAGACATTTGTATGACGGAAAATGAATTCCATCAGTTCAAGGCATGGATTAATCGACATTAAGATTGGATGATATTATGGAATATAAGACATTACGAGAAAGAATTGAAGAACAAGCAGTATCGAATAATGATTTATCACAAAAAGAAATTGATAAAGATTTGGAGGATACATTGCAGATTTTAAAAGAATTAAGCGATGAATCAGCTTTGTACTCAACTTCTAATTTGATGAGAGAACTACAAATTATTAGAAATGGATATGAAAAAGGAGAATAAATATATGAGCAGATGGACACATGTGGCGGCAATATTTAGAATAGACAGTATAGGTGAGATTTCTGACAATGAGATTATCGAACAGTTTGGAAGAACAATTGATTGGGGAGAGATGGCAGATTTTGATTATGACGATTCTGACGAATGGGTTCAACAAGAGTTTCTTCCAATGGGTAGCGAAGGCAGTCTTCAAATGAGCATTTGGCATAATCCTATTAAAAATGAGATGGCATCTACTACAGTTTCGGTATTCGGAGATTTGAGAGATTATGGTGGGAGTGATGATATTGAAAGGCTGGAGCAATGGTTTGCCAAGTGTTGTGAGAATAATTGGACAAGACAGGCAGTTATGCAAGTTATAGATGAATACTGTGATAAGCCAACAATTTTTCAATATATACAGAACTAATTGAAACGGCAGTTTTAAATGGAGAATTTCTATTATGGAAGAAATAAAAATTGACTGTGTTTATAATTATAAAGGATCAACGCATTCATACCTGACTGTACGCATTATGGATGTCAATAATTTTGAGATATATTCATCTCATGGAGAACTCATTGAAAAATTACATGATGTGGCAGATTGTTTTTATATTTTGTATTTGGTATCAATAGGGGAATATCCACGAAAGGAAGTATCATTATGAGTTTTACAAAAACATTTCCAATAAATACAGGAACATTTGTTATTGTTCAAGTAGGAAATACTAAGAGATTGGGTACGGTGGTTTGTTATCAATGTGTTACAGAGGAGGACGAAGAAGATATGGTTATGGTTTCTGGGTACAAAGAAAGTTGGTGTGGAGAATATTTACTTAGTGAAGTGAAAATTGCAACGGATGAAGAAATTAGGCATATATGAAAGGGAGAAAATGATATGTTATTAAGTGAAATTGCAGAAAAGATTATAGAAAAAGATCCGGAAGATTTCTTGAGATATGCTGTTGAGGTTGGTAATAGAGAAAAGTCCTATGAGGATTCTTTAATCAATCCATTAATAGATCATTACTTGTACAATGAATTAAATTTATGTTCTTGTGGATCACCTGATACCACTTTGGAAGTCATTCGAAGATATCTTCATATTCGGAAAGAATGGAAGGATTTAAGTTATGATGAGGTGCAAGAAAGATATAAAACGGAATTGCATATAGACACCGAAGATTATGAGCAGTATGGAGTATTTCAATTCATGGCATATGAAATAGACAGTCTTGGGTTTACAGATCATGGTAGTAGTATTGGCTACTGTTGGTTGACTGAAAGGGGCGAGATGTTTCTTACAGTGTTGGATGCATGGAGTCAACATAATAAGGAGAATTAATTATGAACATAGGAGAAAAGAAAGAATATGTTGGATATGTAGACAAATATGATGGTGCTTGTCAATTTGAGACAGATAAAACTGTTTATAGCAAGAATGTTGTATTGGCTATAGATGAATTGTTACGCACTGAAACAAAAGATTGCGAAAAGTATAAAATCACGATAGAAAAATTAGAGGC